GATTACGCACTGAAAGTTCTCCGTCCGTTGTTTCTTCACGACGGCGAGGAGGTTGAAGCTGTGTCTGGGCAGCAGATGGGGAGCTTGTTGAGTTTCCCGCTGCTTTGTGTCCAGAACTACGTCGCCTTTCAATGGGCTGTTCGACAGCACTTTGGCCATGCCAACGTGCCGAAGATACCGGTGCTCATTAATGGCGACGACATCCTCTTCCAGTTGGTGGACCCCGGACGAGTTTTTTACGACTCGTGGGTCCGCGTTGTCGGTGCCGTCGGCTTAGAGGTCGAGCAGACCAAAACAAGCGTTGCGGACGATTTTGGATCGCTGAATAGTACACTTTTACGGTGGAAATCCGGCTTTCTAAGGGTCGTCCCTACGCTAAGGTTTGGAATGCTGCGAACTCAGCCATACGTCAACTCACTTCCTCGATCCCTCCAACAATTCGCGCAACCTGGCTTACCCCCTGACGTCCGCTTTCGAGCGGGCGTCGAGTTTGTTAAGTGGCACTCTAAAACGATTCACCGCATTAACCTTTCTCCTCATGAGATTGGTTTTTCTGGGCGTTTCGCTTGGCGAGTGCTACACAAGGGGGGGGCCTTAAGGATGGTTAAGCGGAGGTTGGACGAGAATCCCGCGGATGACCTCTGCCGTAAGCTGCCTTCTTTACCCAATCTACATAATGTCGTCATGAATTCAGACGACGTAGAGTGGGTTTCCTCTCTAACGAGGGAAGAAGAGCAGCTGAACCGGAGGGAGCTCGCCGCGTGGAAGTGGAGAAAAGTTGGTTCCGTGAAGTTTGAGGAGAAGATTCTTGAGTTACGTTATTGGCTAGGGCTTTCGCGCCCGCCAGTAGACGCTTCTCGTCTTCTCCGCTACGCGGAATCCAGAAGGGAGGTACCGGGATGGTACAAGAGGGTGAAGGATGCGTATTTCGCGCCTCGGCAGGTCGTCGAGAAGAAGGTATTCCTTATGCGGGGGATAGACCGACTTCCGACCTACGATGAGGCAATACGCGAAGGTGATATTACCCTGGAGGAGGCGCCGAGAGTAGTGCTGAGTAAGTCTGAAATTGAAGAACAAAAACAGATTCGGCACTTCGAACTCTTGGAACTCCTTCCGGGTCGTTGAGTGCGAGCGGCACGATACAGCAGTGTCGTGCAGGGCACCCCCGACCCTCGAACAAGTTCGACGGGTGATTTCTCTTCCGCCGTTATCGGTGTAGTTGGCTAGCAGAGCGGTGTGACCTCTAAGGGTCCAATCCGCCAATGGCCTTCGGGTTGGGAACGCAGAGCTAATGCTTCTGCTTAACTTCGGTTCCACAACTACACCTTCTGGCAGGCGAGACAAGTGATATGCGTCGGGTGAGGGGC